AGCAGCGGCAGTGAACACTGCTACGTTTACGATTCCGGCAGGCAACTTTAACCCCGACCTTGTGGCAGGAACGGCGGCAACAGGTCAGGCTATCCGCAAGGGGCAGACTGTCTTTATTCAAACGCAAGACGGGTCGGGAACTCCTCAGTCCATGAAGGCGATTGTAACAGATACGACCACCACCACCATTGCTGTCGCTTTCTATGCAGCCGCAGGATTGGACAACAACAATGATGGCTCGACGTTATACACCATCTTCATCTATGGCTCTGAGTTTCGCAAGGGAACAATTGGCATGGAAGGGTCTTTGGAGGCTGACGATGTATTCTTCAACAACTCACCGATTATCCTAAAGGATAAGTACTCTGTATCAGGTTCTGATATGGCGCAGATTGGTTGGGTTGAGGTGACTACAGAGAATGGCGCCAACGGATACCTGTGGTACCTGAAGTCTGAGCATGAGACACGTCTTCGTTTCGACGATTACTTGGAGACTGCCATGATTGAAGCTGTTCCTGCAGAGGCCGGTTCCGGTGCTGCCGCCGAAACAACCTATGGAAACAAAGGTTCTGAAGGCTTGTTCTACGTGGTCAATGACCGTGGTAACGTGTGGACAGGCGGAGCGCCTGTCGATTTGGCAGGATGGGATTCTATCATCAAGCGTCTTGACAAGCAAGGTGCTATTGAAGAGAATGTCGTCTTCGTTAATCGCAACTTCGGTTTCCAAATTGACGACATGTTGGCTGCTCAAAACTCCTATGGAGCGGGTGGTACATCATACGGTCTTTTCGACAACGATAAGGAGATGGCGTTGAACCTCGGATTCACAGGATTCCGTCGTGGCTATGACTTCTACAAGTCGGATTGGAAGTATCTGAATGACCCCACAATGCGTGGTGGCCTGAATGAGACGTCCGGAAGCGGAACTATTGACGGCATGTTAGTGCCTGCAGGTTCTACGTCCGTGTATGACCAAATCTTAGGTAAGAACGCCAAGCGTCCTTTCCTTCATGTACGCTATCGTGCTTCAGAGACTGAAGACCGTCGCTACAAGACGTGGATTACGGGTTCTGCCGGCGGTGCTGCAACAAGCGGCCTTGATGCCATGGAGGTGAACTTCCTTTCTGAGCGTTGCTTATGCACGCTAGGAGCGAACAACTTCTTCATCTTCGAGCAATAATCTATTGGTAAGGGGGGTGAGGTTTTAAAACCTCACCCCCACTTATTTTTTCTTTAATTTTAATTCAATCCTTATGAAGGCCAAGTCCATTATAAAATCCCGCGCGTACAAGCTAACGAACGGCGCGACCCCTCTATCCACTTACGTGAGTCCCGGAGGGAACCCTCGACAACCCATGCTTCAATTCGATGAAGACAAGGGAGAGAACCGAGAGATACGTTACGCAGCCAACCAACAATCCATCTATGTAGATGAGCAAGACGGCCATGTGGTCGTGGAGCCCATCATCTTCCTAGACGGGATGCTGACGGTGCCTAAGACGAACCCTGCTCTGCAGCAGTTCCTTCAGGCACACCCATTAAACGGAGGAAAATTCGAAGAGATTAATCTCGAGCGCGATGCAGCGAAAGAGATGGAGACCTTGAATTTTGAAGTCGACGCTCTCATCGAGTGCCGTGCCCTAGACATTGAGCAGGCCGAGAATGTCGCTCGTGTCATGTACGGCATCGAACCCTCTAATTTGACTACGCCTGAGTTGCGCCGAGACCTCTTAATTCAGGCTCGTCAAGACCCAACTCGATTCCTTGCGATTGTTGCTGACCCGCACTTGCGGCTTCAGGCTAACATCCACAAGTTCTTCAGCAAGTCTCTTCTGTCCCACCGTCGCAATAAGACGGAGGTGTGGTTTAACACCCCCGGGAACAAGAAGAAGATGCTGACCGTTCCCTTTGGAGAGGACTCCATGGCTACGTGTGAGGCTTATTTCATCACCGACGAGGGATTGGAGGCCATGAAGATGTTGGAGTCTAATCTCTGACCATGTTCTTTATACCATTAAGAGAGCCGCTATTAGTGGCTCTTTTTTTTGGCCGTATATTTGGTCTTCATTAATCATCTAATTTTTAAACGATGGAAAAGTATCTTAAAATCCCTACAGGCGCAGGGAATCATAATATTCCTGTAGGAACAGGGTTATTTGTGGAGCGAACAGACGCTTCGAACATGCGGGTTTATAACAATTCTGCGCTTACTCACCACTACGCTCTTGTTACAGCCACTTCTACAGCGGCTATGGTAACAGCTATTGAAACAGCTATCGAACAAGCGGCTGTCACACCTTGGCATAACGCTGAGGTCTTGGTTAACCTCCCCGCAGGAGAGACCGTAACTAGCATCACAATGACAGTATTCTCATGAACAAGTATCTAAGATTTACACTCTCAGGAGGAGGAACAACATTGGTTCCTATTGGCTCCGGTGCATATGCTGAACTTACCGCAACTACAGAAGTTAAAATTTTTAGTTGTGACTCTGTTGGTCATCACTATTCTTTAACTACTACAGGTGCTGATTTTGATATGGTTACCGCTATTCAAAATGCGTGCCTTCAGGGTGCTCAAACTAGTTGGGTAAAAGCAGTTGTAGACGTTGCAATTCCGGTGGGACAGACCGTCTCAGGAAGTGCCGTCACAGCATTCGCGTAGTCCAACAGTCTGTTTTATTAAGAAAGGGGTCACTATTAGTGGCCCTTTTTTTTTGGTTTATCTTTGGGGAAAGGTTGACCTATGATAAACTCTGTACGAAATACAGTCCTTTCGGTACTCAATAAGAATAATTATGGGTACATCTCTCCGGCGGATTTCAACCTGTTTGCCAAGCAAGCGCAGATAACAATCTTTGAGAACTACTTCTCGGGATACAACAACGCGATAAATAAGGAGAACGCTCGGAAGTCAGGCACTGAGTACGCTGACGCCACCAAGGGCATCGCTGAGTCCATTGACATCTTCTCTGTCACGGGAGCCCTGACCATTGTCGCGGGGGGGACTAATGTATATAACCTCCCCTCTATTGCCACCACGCAAGACGACTACTATCTCTTGAACAAGGTGCTTTGCTATAGCGCGACGGCTGTATTCTTAGGAGAGGCTGAGGCCGTTTCTCACAGCAAGATTACCATGCTTAACAACTCCATGCTGTTGGCCCCAAGTGAAGCCTATCCCGCCTACACCACGGAGGGTGACCTACTGACGGTATATCCCATTACCATTAATGCTGCGGCTCAAGTGGAGGCTCAGTACATCCGCTATCCCTTTGACCCCAATTGGACATACTCCACGGTGACGGGGGGCACGCCGGTATACAACCCCAACCAAGATGGGTTCCAAAACTTTGAGGTTCCCATTGATGACGAGCCGAAATTGGTTAACTTGATTCTGCAGATGTGCGGTATCTCGATTCGCGAGGGCGAGGTGTATCAGTACGCACAGACTGAAGAGGCTCAGAACATTCAACAACAGTCCTAATGCCGTATATAACAGATTATCAGTATTACGAGAACGGCGGCGCCACTCCGGAGGATGCCAATTGGGGCTCATACCAATTCGTATCTCTATCTGACATCGTCAACCACTTCATGTTAATCTATAGCGGGAACCACTCGCTTGTGAACAATGAAGAGCGGTTCAAGGTTCTCTTCCATGCGAAGCGTGCCATCATGGAGCTCAACTACGACGCCTTTAAGGAGGTTAAAATCCTTGAGCTGTCTGTTGGTGAGTCATTGCGGTATATCCTGCCACAGGACTACGTCAATTGGGTTCGTCTCTCGCTATATGAGAACGGCATCCTATACCCTTTAACGGAGAACATCCAAACGAATTGGGCTGACGCCTACTTGCAGGATAACACCGCACGCATTCTGTTTGACATCAATGGCAATGTCCTCAAGCCTGAGTTCTCTGATATGTCCTATCAAAGAATCATAGGCACGAAGAAGAGCATATACCTCAACGGCAACAGCCCGTACAACGGTGTAGAAGGATGGCAGTGGGAGGGCAATTGGTACTTCGAGTTTCAAATCGGGGCTCGCTTTGGCCTGAACCCGGAGACCGCCAATGTCAACCCCACCTTCTCTATCGACAAGAAGAGTGGCGTCATCAATTTCAGTTCCGTGATGAACAATAAATTGGCTGTCCTTGAGTATATCTCTGACGGCATGGAGAACGGCAACGACGCTAGTGTTACAGTGAACAAGATGTTTGAGGACTACGTGTATGCCTTTATCCGCTACTCCATCCTCAACTCAAAGTTGGGAGTTCAAGAGTACATTGTTTCCCGTGCTCGGAAAGATAAGTCGGCGTTACTTCGCAATGCTAAGATTCGATTGAGCAACATCCACCCGGGGCGCTTGATAATGAACATGCGTGGCAAGGACAAGTGGTTAAAGTAAGATGGCAAATACTGTAAGGAACTTCATCGCGGGCCGCATGAACAAGACGTTGGATGAGCGACTCATTCCCAACGGCGAATACATCGACGCCCTAAATATCCGCCTCGGTTCCACTGAAGCCTCAGAGATAGGGGCAGTGGAGAACTCCAAGGGGAATACTCGTCTTACAACGCTTGCGTACGATGGAACCGCTCTAAGCGACGACGCCACGTGCATCGGCGCCTATGCTGATGGAGAGCAGG